GCCCTCACGGGCTTCCTCGGATTTTTACAACATCAGGAGATAATTATACTTAAATTGTCTTGGACGCAGTCGGTATACAACGTAAATTGTTACAATATTCTATATGCAAATATCAGGACAGTCTCGGAGATCGCATCTTGAGTGATGCTGAAATCGGTCACTTGAATGATACTGCATTGTTGAATTGTAATAACTTGTTGCACGATCTGTATTCTAGCATTAAACAGTAGTTATCTTTTCACATTTAGGAGTTACATTGTGAGTCTAGAAACCCTTGAAAAATCTTATGGTCCTCGTACACGTGTGTTCGAAAGCTACCATACTCTCAGTCAGAATGATTGGCGTTTCACATCCCATACGGGAAGTGTTTCGCATACTTATTCTAACCATGAAGTTGTTAGCCGTACCGATACAATGAACGATGTTACTACAAAAGGTTTCTTTAAGCGACAACAGTTAGGGGAAATTTTCAATAATCCCATGACTCGCGTTAAACAGACACGCAATGCCGGAGGTGGTGTCTATCATTCTGTTTTCTCCACGGCTGGTAAACCCAGCTTTGGTGATACGTATGATAGCGTGGGAGGATCAGTTACCCTAAAGTGGATGACTGCTTTCCCAACCTTAATACACTCTCTGGACCTATCTGACATTGATATTAGCAATGGCGTTGCCATCGCAAAACTCCAATGTCTTAGTGATATTGATAAAACGCCCTACTCCTTTATGGAAGATGCAGCCGAGATAACCTCAACTTTGCATCTCCTCAGGAGTCCCTTGAAATCCGCTCTACAGTTAACTAGGACCTTCGAACACGACTATAAATTACGTCGAAAACGAGGTTATCCGCATGCAAAGGCTCTTGCCGATGCTTGGTTAACTGTCAGATACGGATTCCGTCCTCTTTTATACTCCATAAACAGCGGCATAGACGCGATGGTGAAGCTGAAACAGCCTCCTCGTCGTCGAACGTCTCGCGGTTATTGGAAAGATGAAACATCACATCAGGGTACGTCTACTTCCAACTATGGGAGTGGTTCGTCTGCCTCGATGAGATGGGAGGATTCGTTTGATATCAGCATTAGGACCGGCATTCTTTATGAAATGACGAATCCTTTAATGAAGTTGAATCAAGCGTTGGGGTTTAGGGCGAAAGATGTTCCAGCAACGGTATATGAACTAATGCCATATAGCTGGGTGATTGATCGATTTGTGAATTTGACGCAAGTAGTACATGCGTTAATGAATCTTGCAGATCCACACGTAAGAATACTAGCTGCTTGGGAAAAAACGGAGACTTCGTCTATCGTGAAACATCAAGCACTTAGTCAAACTGACCCTAATTGGATCAGTACGGTCGCAGGTGATGTCGTTACTGATATTCTTATATCAGAGGCGCGCACACCATGGCTGCCAAGTACTGCAGATGCTCAGCCCGTACTTAATGTTCGGGTTGACGCTGCCTTCGTAGGCGACCTTGCTTCACTCGCTTTACAGCGATTAAAACTCGGAAGCTTTTCCTCAAGGTAGTTCACTACCATAACCAATGAGAGACTATTATGTCTTTAACACCTCTTACCGTTAAAACCGGTGGGTCTATCGCAGTTACAGGGGGACCAAACCAAGTTTTTGGTATTGTTTCTAACGGAAACGGACAAATTAAGCTTGCTGATAATGCTGCAACCGATTTAAGGTTGCAACAAACCATCACAATCAAAGTGTCTCAACCGCGCCCCAATAAGTCTATGCCTAATGGCTATACTATGGCAAGAATTGATATTAAGTACGTTGTACCTTTTATCCTTGCTAATGGAAATCGCCAGACCAATACCGTTCAGGTTGTTAAGTCATTTGACGTGGAAACGTCATCTGCTCAACATGTTGTCCTAAATGATATGTTCGCTCAACTTGGTTTTACAGCAGCTATGTTGCCTGCGTTGAACCTCTTGAACTTAGGTTAACTCTAATCTTTCAACGGTAAAACTTATACCATGAAAACTGTAACTAAAAAAGCAAAACGGGTTAATCCCGCGAATGCTATATCGAAAGCGCCCACCATGCTCTTGAACACAGATGCAATCGCTACACAGGTCCATCTGTGCATACAACGTGATTTCGGGTCGACAAGTGACTTTACTGAAGTATTAAAGTTTACTTCTGTCGAATCCCCTTCTTACATTTTCCGTCACCGTCAAATTACCGAATTTCTTAAGAAATTTAAGAGTTCTACCAGTGCCAATTTACAGGAGGCCACATTTGAGAAATTTAAACAAATATGTGCTCATATGCATACTATCAATGCTCGCATTGAATTGCCGAGCTGCGATAGATACATCCCTGTCCAAACCAGTCCTAGAGACCGCGTGTTATTGCGATCACGACAGATTGCCTTGGAGGTGCTTGGTAACCGTGTTCCAATGGAACGGTGGTTTTCCGAATGCAAACATTCGGCGGGAACTACTCTTGGCCTTAAATTCAATAGAACGAATTTAGATGACAAGTTGAAGTTTCCTTTGACATGTACGGAACGTGTAAAAAGCCTTTTCCAAAAATTGTACCTTCCCTTTGACCAAACAATGGTTAAAGTGTTGGAGAATGTTAATATATTTCTCCCACAAGAATTATGGTATAATATAGTAGAAGGATCACGCTCTACGACCGTAGATAAGAATGATGAGATTGATAGATCTATTTCTGTTGAGCCCACGTTGAATATGTTTTTTCAACAGGGCCTAATGGCTTTAATGTATCAACTCTTCTTACCTTATTTCGATTTAACGTCTCTGCAATCTAAACATAGAATCTTAGCAGCGCAAGCATCTGTGACTCGCCATCTGGCGACCATCGATTTCTCGTCTGCTTCTGATTGTGTATCAATCGTTTTTGCAAAATGGTTTTTACCCCCTCAATGGTTTTACGTTTTAGACCTTGTTAGGTCTCCTACTACCACAATTAATGGTGAAAGGCAAGATCTGCCAATGATAAGCACGATGGGAAATGCAACAACTTTTCCTGTTGAGACATTAATCTTCTATTGCATAGCTTCTGCAATCGAACGCGAATACAACCCAAACAGCTTGTACGCGGAATGCGTACCTAAGAGCCGAATAAGTGTATATGGCGATGATTGCATAATCCCTACAGAGCATGCAGACCTCTTCATTGAGGTATGTGAATCTATAGGCTTTATTATTAATAAAGATAAAACTTTTATTGATGATAATGTTTGCTTTAGAGAATCGTGCGGTGCTGACTACTTTCAGGGCCGTAACGTGCGTCCGTTTTACATACGGGCCCCTCACAATCAGAAGCAATCTAGTGTTGAACCATGGAAGTATATTATTGTTAATAGGCTTACATTGAAGTATATTTCGTACTTCGGGCCTTTAAAATATATATATCAACCTGGCTATAGACACATGATATGGCAACTTTTTGGTCCAAACTCGGGAATCCAATTAAAAATGGTCCCGAATGACTATCCTGACGATGCCGGTTTAAAATTGTTCAATGATTTCGAACGTTTTAGGCTTCATTTTCCATTTTTAAAATGGAGCAAAATCGGCATCAGTAAACATGGCGTCATTGACTTTGCCAGGTGCACATTTGTGTACTCTGACGAATCATTGTCGTCTGACTCTGCGAATTATCATGTGTGGCTGAAAAAGGCCACAAGTAACCACAAGCAAGGTATGTTTGTGGAAACCTTGGATGCAGTATTCCGAAAGGCACCTTTAACTAAGGACTTTAAGGTTTATACTGCTCCTCGTGAAATAA